TTCGGTAGTCGCAGACAAACATTCTAAATGAGAAATAAAAAAAATATATTACGAGAAGTTCTTGGGTCTGGATATGATTCAAGAGACGAAACACTTTATCATTGTCCTTTTTGTAAACACCACAAAAAGAAACTCTCAGTCAACGTGACTAAAGGCTTCTTTAAGTGCTGGGTTTGCGACACAAAAGGCGCAATATCTTACCTTATAAAACGCTTCGGAACTATAGACGACCGCCATGATTGGGCTTTATTAGACCAAGAAGTGGATTTTTCTACAATGGATTTGATTTTTAATCAACCAGAAGAAAAACTTCCCCCTGTAGACTTACCATCAGAATATATGTGTTTAGCTAAGAAAGGTCTACCTCCCGCTGCTAATGAAGCTATATCTTATTTGTGGTCGAGAGGTATAGGTCAGAAAGACATATTATATCACAAGATAGGATTTTGCTTGACAGGAAAGTATAAAAAGCGTATAATAATACCGTCTTTTGACGATGAGGGTAATTGTAATTACTTTACGGCACGGTCTTATAGTGGAGACTGGTTGTCTTACAAAAACCCACCAGCGTCAAAAAATATTATTTTTAATGATCTTTTAATTAACTGGAATGAGCCTATAACTCTTGTAGAAGGTCCGTTTGATTCTATAAAGATGAAAAACTCTATTCCTATATTGGGATCAACCTTAAAGGAAACAACAAAGTTATTTAAAAAGATTGTAGAAAAACAAACAAAAGTTTACATTGGTTTAGACGAAGATGCCTTAAATAAATCAATGAAGATTATATCTTTGCTTCTTGAGTATGGATTGGATGTCTATAAATTAGATACTTCTGAAATAGAAGATATCGGGTCCATTACAAAAACAGAAGCAGAAGAACTAAAACAAGAGGCATCCCAGATCGATTTAGAAAGTATTTTTAATATTTATTGGAGTATGAATGAGCTATAAAATCGCCCATATCGCAGACACGCACATAAAAAATCTAAAATATCACACAGAATATCGTGAGGTTTTCTCTAAGCTTTTCGAGCACTTACGCCAAGAGAAAGTAGATTACATTATTCACTGCGGAGATATCGCACACTCCAAAACTAACATCTCTCCTGAGTTTGTAAAATTATGCTCAGAGTTCCTAAGTGGGTTAAATTCTGTTGCACCGACCTATATAATACTCGGAAACCATGACGGCAACTTGAAAAATAGTAGCCG